CTCCCCTTAACGATTCTCTTCTGCTCTTCAAAGTGGCGCCTTGAATCAGCGTTAACAAATTTCATCACAGTATAAATGTCAACACCATTCATTTCAATGCCATTCCAAACAAGCGTCTTCCATCCGATATCATCTGGTTTTCCCTTAGTGGAACTTGGTATGGGATATGCCTTCTCAACATGAAAATTCCATAAGTCTGGCACATCCGGAATATCATCTTTCCCGTAGAATTCTTCAACCAATCTAGTGCACAACATATTATTCTCAGCAAATTGTGGTTTAACAGTAGCTGTCAAAATAATGTTGGCTCGTCGAGCGATGGAAACAGGTTCATTGGAATACGTGTGCGCACAAAAGTCTTTTACATTTGTCGTGCAAACCACGACTTTCGGCTGAATAGACACTTTTCCCTTCAACTCTGCTTCTGCCATATTGGCATACATCTTCACATTGTTGACTAATTCAAGAATTCTAACAGTTGGAGCAGTTTCCACGAAGTCGGCTTTTGTATTACCGACATCGTCCAAGAAAACTCCATTGATAGATGATTTGTAATTGGACATATACTTATCATGTTCGTTGAGAACGATCATGGATTCATCGTCAGCTCGGAAGCCGTTATACACTAAACTTCCAACCATCAATATAGGTCCAATGGTAGATTTGCCAACACTTGATTTTCCATAAATACCGATACAATAAGGTTTCTCCCGAATACCTCCAGATTGTCGATACTGTTGAAATGTGCTGTGCAAATCCTGTAATTTCGTGAGTCGATCTTGCAATTGCTTCTTAATGAGACTGCTCTTCACTGTACGATACAGGCGCTTACCTAAATCTATGGTGTCGGCGTAGAGCTTATCTAAATCATTCTCATCAATGGATAACATTGCAAGATTTCCGGGTCTGGCATAATCCGCGTATTTTCGACATTTAAGATAATCTTCATCGAATTTACGCATCTCATGCTCTCCATATAGCAAAGGTTTAATTGATCCAGTGCGAAAACTTTCGTAACCACCTTCAACAAAATACGTCACAGTTGCGAGACTCGCATCAGCCAAGTCAAACGCACTCACGTGTTTAGGTACAGATAGTTCCGAAAATAGTTGTAGACCAGCGACATTAGTGTTGATAGAAGTTGCACTAATGAGACCGGCTCCAATAAGCAAAGAAATCAATTTTGAGATTTTCTCAAA